CCCGTTTGTAATTGTTCGTGAGTTGATCTTTATACAACCAACGGAAAACAGTAGGAGCATACTCATGTTCAAACATGGATGCAGGAACTATCTTAATCCAGTCCCAACTGGACAAGAATTTCATTCCTTGGTCATAAATAATACGAGATGCTTCATGATCCGCTCGATCATACAATCCATCAATCATACCCTGAGGCATTTGAGCGCCATACAAATTTTCTTAGAGATCCAATAGTTTCTCGCCCGAAATGTGGTTCGCATGGTTCACAATATGGCTCAGGATGATCTGGACAATTTCCAGCAAGATGAATGCAACCAGGATGATTACATTTCACCATCTTGTTCTCACGAATACGCATACCTTCCAACATCGCTTCTTGGTTCTTGCGATGTTCATTGAAATCTTCAATAGCCCATTGAATACATTCGGCCATTGAGACTCCTTTCATAGTCTTTCCCCTCCAAACGATTGGGGCATAACTTGCCACAGTTTTCAAATTCTGTGGTTTGATTGCTCTCTCGATATCAACTGTCCAGATATCATCGAACATGGGTGGAGTGTAAACACCATCAACTGTATAGTATTCACGCACCTTCGATGAATCAATTCCACAAGGAATTCCATCCTCAACTCTCTGAAACTCTTGTTTTGCATTCACAGTGATACAAATCAAGCGTCTCTGAATAGAATACGGACAATTCGAATAAAGACCAGCATCCAAGTCCTTCTTGTTTGTCGTTGCCATAGCGATCCATGGTTCAACAAAACATTTTCCTTTGGCCTCAAGCTCTGCTTTTGGTGCATAAAACATTTGATTGTTAATTACATCAATAATTGCTCGAGTAGGAGGTCGCTCAACAAACTGAGATTTATCATTTGAAATGTCATCAAAGATCATCACCAATTTATCAGACGTCCAATTGGACATGAATTTATCACCAGCATTGTAGGCACATCGATATTCCTTGGCAACAGGTAAATCTTGACTTGTGAGTACGGCATCAACAAGTTGATCACCTAAAGTAGTCTTTCCTTGACTACTTTCACCGAAAAGTTCAATGGCCCAAGGGGAATGGCGCACTCCAGATGCAATTTTCATTGCTACAAAGTCATTTTGCATACTAAGAACGCGTTGAACTTTATCCATAACAAGCTTTTTGTCTAATCCCCGTAAGGATGATGACAAATTCAGCAATGATGTGGACAATCTGTTCAATCGTTTCTCAAACTCTTGATCTGACATATCAGCAAACTTCTTGAGATTGCCATTACGCAC